GACGGTAGAAAAGATATGGCTCAGTGGCATAGCGGCCCATCCCGATCACCCCTACTTGAAACGCAAGGGCATCCAGACCCACGGCGTTCGCACCACTGGCGATGGCAGGCTGATGGTGCCTTTGTATAATGCGGATGGCACCCTCGCCACCCTTCAATACATTGATGATGATGGCGGCAAGCTGTATCACCCCGGAGGGCAAACAGGCGGTAAATACTGGATGGTCGGCACAATGGACGAACCGGGCGTTCTATTCGTAGCCGAGGGCTTTGCCACGGCAGCGACCATCCACGAAGCCACCAGCCGCCCCTGCGTGGTGGCCTACAGCGCTAGCAATTTAGTGCCGGTGACTGGCACACTCCGAGAAAAATACGGAGTCACTCAATCCATTATGATCGTGGCAGATCATGATTTATCTGGCGTCGGCCAAAGGTATGCAGAGCAGGCATCGGCCAAATATGGCGCTCGGATGGTCATGCCGCCAATCCTCGGTGATGCCAACGACTACGCCCAGGCCGGGCATAATCTTGTAGGGCTTTTGATGCCAATCAAAGATGACTGGCTCATACCAGCCGATGACTTCTGCGCCCAGCCTTCCCCGATCTCATGGCTTGTCAAGCGCTGGATTCAATCCCAAGCCCTGGTGATGGTTCACGGCCCATCAGGAGGCGGAAAAACCTTTGTAGTGCTGGACTGGTGCCTGCGGATGGCATCCGGCACCGAGGACTGGGCAGGCCACAAGGTGCGGCAGGGAAACGTGGTCTATCTGGCCGGCGAGGGCCACCACGGTCTGCGTGGCCGGGTGGCGGCTTGGAAGCACCACAACGCTCCGACAGGTAAAATGGCGATGTGGCTCTCAAAGGACGGCTGCGACCTTAACACCCCGGTTGGCTACCTCAAGGTGGTCGAGCAGGTCAGGATGCTGCCAAACCCGCCCAGCGTGATCGTGGTCGATACCCTGCACCGATTCTTGGCTGGCGATGAGAACTCAGCCCAAGATACCAAGACCATGCTGGATGCCTGTAACGCATTGATGATGGAGTTCGATTGTTCCGTTATCCTCGTCCACCACACTGGCGTCTCCGACGAGGCCCAGCACCGGGCGCGAGGCTCATCAGCCTGGCGCGGCGCTTTGGATATTGAAATCTCCATCGTGCCGGGCAAGGAAGGAATCCCCATGCAGATCGTCCAGCGCAAGTCTAAAGACGCTGAAATGGCCGAAACCGTCCATGTTGAGCTGCAGCAGGTAGCCATTCCCGGCTGGCTCGATGAGGACGGCCAGCAGGTCACAAGTGCGGTGATTGTGCAGGCCAATGCGCCCGCACCATCCAAGAAAAACAGCAAAATCGACAGCCACCGCAAGACCTTTGAAAACGCTTGGTGGGCCTCCGGTGCCGAAATCCGCGACGGTTTGCCCTATCTGAGCCGGTCGGCACTCAAAGACAAGCTGGCAGCCGATGGCCGGAAACCACGCACAATTGAGAACGATATGAGCGTGGCATATCCCGACAAACTGATCGGCGCACTCATCCTTTCCGAGATTATCAGCACCTTCGAACACGGCTGGATCGTGGTCGATGATGTCCAATCAAGCGCCATGATGATGCGAAAAGGTGGGCAATCGTGATGCCCCCTAGCCCCCTCAATCCCCTTTTAGGGGGTTTTGGGGTTAGGGGGCAAAACGCTCGAAAAGCCCCCTCCCCTCCCCTCACACTCTTAAGAGTGAGGGGGCAGGGGGGGCATCGATGCGGCAGGGTTTGACGGTAAAGTTATCCACAGGCATATTAAAAATAAAGGACAATGAAGCATGACCACCAAAACCCACAAAACCAAGAGAACTAAGCCAGGCAGCGAAGATCGGCTGGTAATCAGCCAGATGGTGATTGATGGAATGCGAAGCGGTTTGAGCGCCTTCAAAGCCTGTCAAGCCGCTGGCGTTCCTCAAAGCACTTTCTCCCGTTGGGTCGATGATGATGTTACGCTTGCGGAAAATTACGCGCGCGCGCGCGAGGCGCTGATTGAGAAGATGGCTAATGAGCTATTGGAGATTGCAGATACCCCGGTTGGCAGCACTGACAGCGGCGCAACCGACTCAGGCGCTGTTCAAAAGCAACGCCTGCAGGTTGACACCCGCAAATGGCTATTGTCCAAGCTGGCCCCGAAAAAGTATGGAGATAAGATCGAAGTGTCTGGCGATCCTGCCAATCCACTGGTGCAGCGGATTGAGCGCGTAGTGGTAAAATCTTGACAACGTTGCAACTGCCAACCCCCGAATGGGCGCTGCCCCTGCTGGAGCCGAGCCGCTACAAGGGTGCGTGGGGCGGACGTGGATCTGGCAAAAGTCACATGATGGCCGAGCTTATGATCGAGGCGCACATCATGAACCAGAAGCGGCGCAGCGTATGCGTGCGGGAGATTCAGAAGTCACTCAACCAGTCCGTCAAGCGTCTGCTTGAGACTAAGATTCAGGACATGAATGCCGGCGCATACTTTGAAGTGCAGGATGCCGTCATTAAATCCAAGAAGTCCGATGGCGCGATCATCTTTCAGGGTATGCAAAACCACACCGCCGACTCGATAAAGTCTCTGGAGGGCTACGACTGCGCCTGGGTAGAGGAAGCCCAGAGCTTGAGCCAGAACAGCCTAGACCTGCTGCGGCCCACAATCCGCAAGCCAGGCAGCGAGCTATGGTTCACGTGGAACCCGCGCCAAGAATCTGACCCGGTAGACTTCCTGCTCCGAGGCCCGACGCCGCCGAAGGATGCCACGGTCATTAAGGTCAACTTTTCAGACAATCCGTGGTTCCCTTCCGTTCTCAAAGACGAGATGGAATACGACAAGCGCCGCGATCCCGACAAATTCCGGCACGTCTGGATGGGCAGCTACCTGACCAACAGCAACAGCCAGGTATTCAAGAACTGGCGCATTGACGAGTTTGAGGCACCGCCCGACGCCATCCACCGGCTTGGTGCAGACTGGGGCTTTGCGGTAGACCCGACCACATTGGTGCGCTGCCACATCATCGGGCGCACGCTCTACATCGACCATGAGGCTTACATGGTTGGCTGCGAGATCGTCAACACGCCAGAGCTATTTATGCAGGTGCCGGAGGCCGAGAAGTGGCCCATCGTGGCCGACTCAGCCAGGCCGGAGACCATCAGCCACATGAGAAAGAACGGCTTTCCCAAGATCATGACCGCCGTCAAAGGCCCGAAGTCGGTCGAGGAAGGCATTGAGTTCCTGAAGAACTACGACATCGTGGTTCACCCGCGCTGCACCCACACCATCGACGAACTGAGCCTCTATTCCTACAAGAAAGACCCGCTGACCGGTAGAATCCTGCCGCTGCTGGAGGACAAGAAAAACCACGTGATCGACGCCCTGCGCTATGCCTGCGAGGGCGTGCGGCGGTCGGCAATCACAAAACCGGCGCTATTCTTGCCATTGCCGAATGTCAAGCGCTGGTAGATAATCGCCCCCAAAGGACAAACATGGCCCGAATCTCGAACGATCAACGGCTGTCTAATCTGCACGCTGAAGCCCTGCGGCAGTTCAATGACATCCAGACCGCGCTGCGTGATGAGCGCCTGCAATGCCTGCAAGACCGTCGTTTCTATTCCCTGTGCGGCGCTCAATGGGAAGGCCCATTGGCCTACCAATACGAGAACAAGCCCAAGTTTGAAGTCAACAAGATCATGTTGTCGGTGATTCGGATCGTCAACGAATACCGCAACAACCGGATCACCGTGGACTATGTGTCCAAAGACGGCACTGAGAATGACAAGCTGGCCGAGGTTTGCGACGGACTCTACCGCGCAGACGAGCAGGCATCCGTGGCCGACGAAGCCTACGACAATGCCTTCGAGGAAGCGGTCGGTGGCGGCATTGGTTCCTGGCGTCTACGCACCGTCTACGAGGACGAGGAAGATGAGAACGATGACCGCCAGCGCATCCGCTTTGAGCCGATCTACGACGCTGACAGTTCTGTATTCTTTGACCTGAACGCCAAGCGCCAAGACAAGTCCGACGCGAAATACTGCTTCGTTGTCACGAGCATGACCCGCGAAAGTTACAAGGAAATATACAACGACGATCCGACCGACTGGCCGAAGGTCATCCATCAATACGAGTTTGATTGGTCAACGCCTGATATTGTTTTTGTGGCTGAGTATTACAAGCTGGAAGAAAAGAGCGAGACCGTCCGTATTTTTGAAACCATCGGCGGCGTCGAGGAACGCTACACAGCCGCAGACTTTGAGAACGACGAGACGTTGGAAGAAACCCTGATTGCCATCGGCACAAGGGAAGTGCGCCAGAAGCGCGTCAAGCGTATGCGCGTCCGAAAATACATTATGAGTGGCGGCAAGGTGCTGGAGGATGCCGGCTACATCGCAGGCAAGTGCATCCCGATCGTGGTCGTTTACGGCAAGCGCTGGTTTGTGGACAACATCGAGCGCTGCATGGGCCATGTGCGCTTGGCCAAAGATGCCCAGCGCCTCAAGAACATGCAACTCTCCAAGCTGGGCGAGATTAGTGCCTTGTCCAGCATCGAGAAGCCCATCATGACGCCTGAGCAGGTGGCCGGCCATCAGGTGATGTGGGCCGAGGACAACCTGCGCGATTATCCTTATCTGCTGATCAACCCGATCACCGGGCCAGATGGCAACACGCAAGCTGCCGGGCCAATGGCCTACACCAAAAGCGCAGCCATACCGCCTGCAATGGCGGCTCTGCTTCAGATCACCGAGACCGATATGCAGGACATTCTCGGCAATCAGCAGGGTGCCGATAAGATGGTTTCTGGCGTATCTGGTAAAGCGGTGGAGATGATCCAATCTCGCGTGGACATGCAGACCTTTATCTACATGTCCAACTTTGCCAAAGGCATGAAGCGCTGCGGTGAAATTTGGTTGAGCATGGCACGAGACATCTACACCGAGGACAAGCGGAAGATGAAAACCATCGCCCCGACTGGCGAGGCTGGCATGGTCGAGCTAATGCAGCCCACCATCGACCCAGAGACCGGCGCAATGGTGATGGCTAACGACATGAGCAACGCAACCTTTGACGTTGTATCCCAGGTCGGCCCATCGTCCAGCAGCAAGCGTGCGGCAACGGTCCGAGCTTTGACCGGCATGATGCAGATCACGCAAGACCCTGAAACGCAACAAGTTTTGACCGCAATGGCGATGATGAACATGGAGGGCGAGGGCGTTTCCGATGCCAACGCCTACTTCAGGAAGAAGCTCCTTCGCATGGGCGTGGTCAAGCCGACCGAGGACGAGGCGCAGGAACTCATGGCCGAAATGCAGGGCCAGCCGCAAGACCCGAACGCCATGTATCTGCAAGCCGCTGCCGAGGAAGCCACGGCAAAAGCAGCCCAGGCACGCGCCAGCACCGTAAAGACCGTGGCCGATGCGGAACTCAGCCGAGCCAAAACCGTCGAGACGCTGGCCAACATCGACATGGACTCCCAAGACCATGCGCTGAATCTGGCGCAAGAGATTGGCGGCATTGTCCAGGAACAAACGCAGCCCGTTGTCAGGTAACGGGAAAAGGACGAGAATGTAAAAAATGGCATCCACCCAGCCGTTATTAATTGGGTGAGTTTGATGGGGTCAAAGATGAATAAAAAGGCAGAAGGAAGCGAGAACGAGGACGAGGAAACCATCGTCATCGAGGACGAAGGCCAGAGCACTGAGGAAACCACCAGCGAGAATCAATCCGTTGGCGACCAGAGCGATGACCAGAGCGCCGAAGATGACGAGGGCGAACCGGACGAAGTGATCGTATCCATTGGTGAGGAAGCGCCGCCTCCCGAAGAACACACTCAAGCGCCCGAATGGGTTAGAGAGTTGCGTAAGACGAACCGAGAACTACAGCGTCAGAACCGTGAACTGCAGGGCAAGCTGAAAAGCACCGCACAGACTGAGACCAAGCCGGTCGTGGTGGGCAAGAAGCCAAGTCTTGAGGAACACGACTACGACGCAGAAAAGTTTGAGGTAGCAATGGCAGATTGGTTTGAGCGCAAGCGCCAGGCCGACGATGCCAATGCCAAGCAAGAAGCTGAAGTTATGACTCAGCAGAAGGCATGGCAGTCCAAGCTGGAAGGCTACGGCAAGGCGAAAGCTGAACTGAGAGTCAAGGACTTTGAAGATGCCGAGGCAGTCGCCCAGGAGGTCTTTAACGTCACCCAGCAAGGCATAGTGCTGCAGGGTGCGGATAATCCCGCGCTCGTCATTTACGCGATTGGCAAGAACCCGAAGAAGGCGAAGGAGTTGTCCGACATAAAAGACCCCGTAAAGTTTGCTTTTGCGGTAGCGAAACTGGAGAAAGAATTGAAAGTAACCAACCGCAAAGCAGCCCCGCCGCCCGAGAAAATTGTGTCAGGAACTGGCCGAGTATCTGGGGCGGTGGACTCAACCCTTGAACGGCTGAGAGAAGATGCGTCGCGGACTGGCAACATGACTAAAGTCATTGCCTACAAAGCGCAAAAACGATCAGCATCCAAATAAACATTTAGGAGATTTTCATGAGTAATTCATTCAGCAAGGAAGAGCGCGTTGCCTTTGAGGACATCCTCGAAGGCTTCAACGACGCCCTGGTGCTTTCCCGGAACGTGTCCGTCTACAACACCGACGGCTCGATGATGGAGCGCACCAACAACGTGATCTACCGCCCCCAGCCCTACATCGCGCAATCCTACGATGGCATGGACCAAACCGGCAATTTCGGCAACTACACCCAGCTTTCCGTCCCCGCTACGCTCGGCTTCCAGAAGTCGGTGCCGTTCATCCTGGACGCGCTTGAACTGCGTGATGCCCTGCAAGAAGGTCGCCTGGGCGAAGCCGCCAAGCAAAAGCTGGCCTCCGACATCAACATCGCCATCATGAACACCGCCGCCAATCTCGGAAGCTTGGTGGTCACCGTCAGCACCGCTGCTGGTGATTACGATGACATCGCCCTCTGCGACAGCATCATGAACGAGCAGGGCGTGCAAGCCTTTGACCGTTACATGGCGCTTTCTAGCCGTGACTACAACGGCATCGCCGGCAACATTGCTGGTGGCGCTGGTGGCGCATCTGTTTCGCGCAGCTTTGCCGGCAACAAGTCGAACAATGCGTTTGAGCGTTCCTACGTTGGTATGGTCGCAGGCTTTGAGACCTACAAACTGGACTATGCGAACCGCATTGCGGCTGCAACTGGTGCCGATCCGACCATGAGCACCTTGGTTGGCGCAAGCAACTTTTACGTGCCGGTCGCTACCAGCACCGCAGCAACGGGTGAGACTGGCAACGTGGACAATCGTTTCCAAACGATTACCGTCTCCAGCACCACCGACCTGCCGGCTGGCACCGCCATCGAAATCGAAGGCGTAGAAGCTGTGCATCACATCACCAAGCAAGGCACTGGATTCTCCAAGACCTTCCGCGTGGTGAGCGTTACGACCGGCACGACTTGCGTTATCACCCCGCCGATCATTTCGGCACAAGGTGGAACGGATGCCGAACTGCAGTATCAAAACTGCATCGTGACCGCTGCTGCTGGCCGTTCCATCAATCGCCTGAACGTGGATGCTGCGCCGATCAACTGCTTCTGGCAGAAAGATGCGCTTGAAATCCTGCCGGGCCGTTACGCTGTTCCCTCGGATGCTGGCGTTGCAGTGATGCGCGCCTCCACCGACCAAGGCATCGAACTGGTGATGCAGAAGCAATACGATGTGAACACGATGAAAACCAAGTATCGCCTCGATACCCTTTTCGGCGTGGTCAACAAACAGCCCGAGATGTCCGGTATTCTCTTGTTCAATCAAACGCCGTAAGGAGATAAATCATGAGCTTTAACAGAATTTTTACCCAAGGCACCGCTGTTGTTACTGTGCCGGCAGGCGAGAAGATCGCCGTCCAAGCCTACTCGCCGGCCAGTGTGTTTCAGGAAGTTGGTTATCCCAATTTCCCTGAATCGCAGGACTTGCTGACCGTAGTCGAGAACACCACCTACGTCTCTGCCGCTTTCACGAATGCCACGAATTTGACCATTCAGGCCGGCGCGTCGGGTGCAACTTACGCGGTCGGCACCGATCCGGTTGTTTCGGATGATGGGAAGTTTCAGCTTCAAGGAACGCCGGGCGTGCTGAACGCTACCGGTGCTCTGACCGCTGCGATGATCCTGTCGGGTATCGTTACCTCCACCACGGCTGCTGCTGTTGCTGGCACGCTGCCGACCGGTGAGGTATTGGACGCCGCCAGTGAGTTTGCAATTGGTGATTCGTTCGACTGGTCTGTAATCGCTACGGGCGCAAATGCCTTCACGGTTACAGCCGCCGCAACGGGTCACACGATTGTCGGCACTGCCGCAGTTGCCACCGTTACCTCTGGCGCATGGCGCACTCGCAAGACTGCTGCTGAAACCTTCGTTTCGTATCGGATCGGCTAACCAACCAGGACAGGCCAGCAGAGATGCTGGTCTGTTTTTTAATGGAGAAAGATATGCCAATGACCAAGGGTTACTCAAAGAAATCAATCGGCAAGAATATTGCTATGGAAATGAAGTCAGGCAAGCCCCAAAAGCAAGCCGTCGCTATGGCTTTGGGCATGGCAAGCAAGTCGGCAAAAGCCGCTGGCAAGCCAGGTAAAGCACCGATGAAAAAGATGAAATGATTAAATCTGCCGCAATTATCAAGACCAAGGCTCTGGCCCCGTGGAAGGAATTGCGGTTGGAAAAGCGCAGGCTGAAAAAGGCGCAGACCATTGAGCGCAAAGCAATAAAGCAGGTTTGTCCTACGCCTATTGGTAGACGGGAGCCTAAAGTTGAAGCGCCTGTAGACAATGGCCCAGCAACCCGTAATGAAATGCTGCAACGAGCCGAAGTGATCGGGCTGAAGGTTGACAAACGCTGGTCAGATGCGACACTACTTAAACACATCGAGGAATCGGCATGGGCTACAAAAAACGACAATTCATAAGCGCTGCTTTTGAGGAAATCGGCCTTGCGTCCTATGTGTTTGATCTGCAGCCAGAACAGCTTGACTCTGCCCTGCGCCGGCTAGATGCAATGATGGCCGACTGGAACGCCAAAGGCATACGCCTGGGCTATCCTTTGCCATCCAGCCCACAAGACAGCGACCTTGACGAGGATACGCTCGTTCCTGATTCTGCTTACGAGGCCATTATTTGCAGCCTGGGCATCAGGCTGGCCCCAAGTTACGGCAAGCAAGTGATGATCGAGACCAAGACCACTGCAAAGCAGGGATACGACATCTTGCTGCAGAGGGCCACCTTCCCGCTTGAGAAGCAACTGCCATCCACGACCCCTTCTGGCGCTGGCAACAAGCCGTGGAGAGTCACCGATAACCCGTTTGTGCGGCCCCCCTATTTGCCTGTAAACGCTGGCCCTGATGGGCCTATCGAATTCTAATAAGGAAGATCATGCCCACCATTAACCAGTTGCCAGTCCTGAGCACCATATCCAGCGGCGACCAGCTTCCCGTCTACTCGCCTAATAATGGCGATGCACGACGCACTTCTATTGGCTCTTTGCTGACGTTTTTTCAGCAGAGTTTTGCATCGCCCACGCTGGCGGTGAATCTTTACGTTCCCGGCTCTGGCTTCAATATCACGGTGCCGACCCCCGTCAGCAATGACCAGTGGATGCTGTTGCAGCCTGCCGGAACGCTGGCGACTGGCACGATCACCTTGCCGCTGAACACTGGCGTGCCTGATGGCACCACGGTGCTGATCACTACGACCCAAGAAATCACCTCACTGACGCTTGCGCTGAATGGCGCATCGGCTATCTTTGGCGCAGTTACTTCATTGGCGGCTGGCACTGCTACAGCAATCCGTTTCTATCAGCCGACAAACTCTTGGTATCAGATAATTGCCAATACGGTTTATGCGGCTGGAATACAAACATTCTTAGCAACGCCATCAAGCGCAAACCTGCGTGCGGCAATGACCGACGAGACCGGCACCGGTCTGCTGGTATTCAACACCAGCCCGACGCTTGTGACGCCTGCGCTGGGAACGCCTACCGCCCTTGTCGGCACAAACATTACTGGCACTGCAGCCGGGCTAACGGCAGGAAACGTCACCACCAACGCAAACCTGACTGGTGCCATTACATCGGTTGGCAATGCCGCATCGCTTGGTTCGTTTACCTCGGCCAATCTTGCCGCAGCCTTGACGGACGAGACCGGAACTGGCGCAAGCGTATTTGCAACTAGCCCAACCCTTGTTACCCCGCTGCTTGGCACGCCGACCTCTGGCACGCTTACCTCATGCACAGGTTTGCCGCTGACCACTGGCGTCACCGGTGCATTGCCGGTCGCAAATGGTGGCACTGGCGCATCGGCCACGGTTCAGGCATTGAGTGGCCCCGGCGCTGTCAATATAACCAGCCTTGCTACCGCTTTTACATCGACTGCTGCCGGTAATGCTCTAACCCTTGCGGATGGCGCACAAGGGCAACTCAAGACCATTATTTATGTCGCAGAGGCGGCTGGTGGTGATACTGGTGTTTTGACCCCGACCAACCTCGGCAGTGCAACCACCATCACATTCAACGCTGTTGGTGATGCTGTAACGCTCCAGTTTGCTGGCACTGACTGGTGGGTTGTTGGATTACGTGGTGCGGCAGTCGCATAATGGCTGCTAAGTCCACAGTCAATGCGGCTGGCAACTACACGAAGCCGACCATGCGGAAAGCCTTGTTTCAGAAAATCAAGGCTGGCACAAAGGGCGGCGATCCGGGCGAGTGGTCGGCCCGAAAAGCGCAACTGCTGGCAGTGGAGTATAAGAAAAAAGGCGGTAGCTACCGATGAAAGCCCCGCAGAAAAGCCTGAAGGACTGGTCGAGCCAGGACTGGCGCACCAAGTCGGGCAAGCCTTCGTCCGAGACTGGCGAACGCTATCTGCCGGCCAAGGCCATCAAAGCCCTGTCTGCGGCTGAGTATGCGGCAACCACCAGGGCAAAACGCGAGGCTACGAAGGCAGGCAAGCAGTTTGCGAAGCAGCCTAAAAAGATAGCAGAAAAGATCAAGGGCTTTAGATGAAAACCCCCGCTTATGCGCGTAAGGAAGGCCAAAACCCAAAGGGCGGTTTAAACGCCAAAGGGCGTGCCGCAGCCAAGGCCGAAGGCATGAACCTGAAGCCCCCTGTCAAGTCGGGTGACAATCCGCGCAGGGCGTCATTCTTGGCCCGTATGGGTGGCAGTGCTGGCCCTGAATACAAGAACGGTGAACCTACCCGCCTGCTGCTGAGCTTGAGGGCATGGGGCGCATCGTCCAAGGCTGACGCACAGGAGAAGGCAAGGAAAATCTCGGCCAGAAACAAGGCAAAGAAGTAAATGCAAATTCCCATCCTCAACGGCATATATTCTGACAGCACGCCGGAGCTTCGCACCAGCTACCCTATCAACATGGTGCCGGTGCCGAAAAAGTCCGGTATCAGCAACGGTTTCCTGCGACCTGGCGATGGCATTGTAGCCAACGGCACAGGTCCAGGCATCGACCGCGGTGGCATTAACTGGCAGGACAGTTTATATCGTGTGATGGGCACCAAGCTGGTCGAGATAGACAGCAACGGCACAGTGACCATCTTGGGCGATGTGGGTGGCCCCATAACCGAGCTAGTGACGTTCGACTACAGCTTTGACCGACTGGCCATTGCATCCGGTGGCCGGCTGTATTACTGGAATGGCGCAACCCTGACTCAAGTCACAGACCCCGATCTTGGAGTCGTGCTTGATGTGGTGTGGGTGGATGGTTATTTCATGACCACGGACGGCGAGTTTCTGGTTGTCACCGAACTGACTGACCCGCTGGTGGTCAATCCGCTGAAATACGGAAGCTCAGAAGCCGATCCTGACCCGGTAGTGGCCCTGCTCAAGCTGCGGAACGAAGTCTATGCCCTGAACCGCAACACCATTGAGGTATTCGACAACGTGGGTGGCGAGCTTTTCCCGTTTGCAAGGATTGATGGCGCTCAAATACAAAAGGGCGTTGTCGGAACGCAAGCCTGCTGTGTTTTTATTCAGGCCATTGCATTTTTAGGCAGTGGTCGCAACGAGGCACCAGGCATATACGTCGGCGCATCAGCAGTAACCCAGAAGGCCAGCACTCAGGAGATCGACAACCTGCTCCTGCAATACACCGAGGCGCAACTGGCTGGCGTCAAGCTGGAGGCACGAAACGACAAGAATCACCAGCACCTATACGTCCACCTGCCTGACCGCACCGTGGTCTATGACGCAACGGCATCCGAGGCGCTAGGCGAGCCGGTATGGTTCACGCTGACCACTACCATCGTCGGCTTCGCTCAATACCGCGCACGCAACATGGTCTGGGCCTATGACAAGTGGCTGGTCGGAGATCCACAATCCAGCAATGTTGGCTACCTGGTGCAGGATACCGGCCACCATTGGGGCGCTCAAGTGCGCTGGGAGTTTGGCACGCTCATCGTCTACAACGAAGGCAATGGGGCGATTTTTAACGAGTTGGAGCTTGTCAGTTTGACCGGCAGCGTGGCCATAGGCACCAACCCACAGATCAGCACCAGTTACAGCCTCGACGGGAAGGCATACAGCCAGCAGCGCTTTATCTCAGTCGGCACAATTGGCAGCAACAAGCGCCTGGCGTGGTTTCAGCAGGGCCACATGAGGAACTGGCGGATTCAGTGTTTCCGTGGCGACAGTGACGCGCATGTGTCCTTTGTGCGGCTTGAAGCCCAGATCGAGGCGTTGGCATTCTGATGGCTGCTGCACCTTTCTCTCGCCGGCTCAATCTGACGCGTGATCAGCTTGCGGCGTTTCTAACCGATCAACAGCAGATCAGGCAGTTTGAATTGCTGTTTTCTGCCGTGGATGAACTCCAGGTAATTATCGGAACCGACTTTGAGTATCAGGCAGACAGTGCTGCAGCCAATGCCAACAACGCACTGGCCCAGATCATTGCGCTGGCGCAGGATACCGCCGTCGATGCCGCAGTCCTTAATGCCAAGGTTAATCAAACATTGAGTCAGTTGGCCTATATTGCACAAGAGGCAGCAGTCAATTGTGCGATGGCAGAAAACAAAGCAAATCAGGCATTAGCATTGGTGGACAAGCTGACCAAAGCTGTTGAGGGTTTGCAGATGACCCCACCGCAACGGGAGTTTAAGCGCAGCCGATATGGGTCGTTTTACGACACCACCACCCAGACAGCCACCACCATCAACACAGCCAAGGCCATCACATTCAACAGCACCGACTTGAGCAATGGGGTATTTATTGGCAGCCCAACCTCCCGCATCATTGTCGACAGCGAGGGTATATATAATTTTGACACCTCGTTTCAACTGGACAAGACAACAGGCGGAACGGACGAGTTCTATATTTGGTTTAGGCTAAACGGCACAGATGTTCCTGAAAGCGGTAGCCAGATCAGGATTCAGGGTAACAATGCTGAGATTTTTTCATCGCTAAATTACTTTTTTGACCTCAAGGCAGGTGATTACGTTGAGATAATGTTTTCAACGAGCAGCCTTAGTGTTGAGTTGCTATCCGTTGTCGCAACACCCCCAGTGCCAGCTATCCCTTGCATAATCCTTACAGTCGCAAATAATATCGGAGGCATTCAATGACCGTATCCATTAAAGTGCTGATTCCGGCAAAGCAGGCCGAGAATGCACAGACCACGCAATACACCGCAACAAATGTCAAGGCAATTATCGACAAGTTTACGGTGACTAATACCAGCGCCAACAATGTAACTTTCAGTTGTAATCTGGTGACGAGTGGCGGCGCTGCTGGCGCAGCAAACTTGATTGTTGATGGGAGAACCATCGTTCCCGACGAGACCTACACCTGTCCCGAACTGGTCGGCCAGGCGCTGGAGTCCGGTGGTTTTATTTCAACCATTGCCGGCACAGCCACCTCACTGACCATCCGCGCATCTGGCCGAGAAATTACCTAAAAGGAGAACGGCATGAAAGACTTTATGGTTATTCCGCGTGGTTTTTCAGGACTGCCGATGGAGGAAGAATTCATCAGCACAGCCGAGAACAAGAAGAATTACGCCATTGCGGTGCAGGACTGGAACTACGGCCCCGAAGTGCCTACCAATGAGGCAGGCGCAAACAAGGAGTTTTACGCTGGGCTGGCGCAGGCGATGCAGTGCGACGAAAAGGACGCAAGGCGTAAGCATTGCTCCAACTGCGAGTATTACGACAACAGCTTCATGACCCAGGTGCGGATCGAGCGCATCCCGATGGCGGCTTATGACAAGGGCGCAGGGTTCCGTGGGCATTGCGAAAAGCTGGACTTTATCTGCAATGACATGCGGGTTTGCCAGGCCTGGGAAGAGCGCGAATCCGAGATGGATTGACCAAATGCCAAAATGTGCGAAAATAAGCCCCACTGAGCCGTTCGAGCCGCCAGTAGCTCACCCTGTTGCACAGGAGTGTTCAATGTCGGTCGTTACGGAAGGAATCACGAAAGGCCACCTTTTAGAGGTCTATTCTGATCCTTACATTACCGCCAAGATCGGTCACGACCACCGGCCAGCGGCACCCATTGACCATCCCAGCGTCACATACTTGACCGCAACCGTAGGCGGTCGCTTTGCTGGCGCATTCATGGCAATACGGTTTTCCAGCACCGAGATTGAGTGGCATTCGCTTTTGCACAAGTCCGCTATCAAGCACTCCCGCGACCTTGGCTACGCTTTTTTGGCGTGGGCCTTTGCCCAGCCCATTTTGCGCGTTACCGCATACATCATCGAAGGCTTGGAGTCGGCTAAAAACTACGGCTTAAAACTTGGCATGAAGTTTGAAGGATTTCGCCGCGATGCGTGCCTCCAATCGGGGCAAATTAAAGGCGTCTACGTCCTCGGCATGACGCGCACAGATTGGGGTAAATTATGAGCTTTATTGGTGACGCAATTGGTGACATTTTCGGTGGCATTACTGGCGCATCACAAGCAGCCGATGCAGCCGGGCAAGCAAGCGCCACACAGGTAGCCGCATCAGCCGCAGGCATTGCCGAGCAGCAAAGGCAGTTCGACAAACTTGTCGAACTACTGGCCCCATACACAGCAGCCGGCGCTCCAGCACTAGCCCAGCAGCAAGCCCTGATCGGCTTACAAGGGCCAGAGGCAGAGCGTGCAGCCATTGAACGTATTAGCAGTGGCGAGACATTTCAGGCGCTGGCCAAGCAAGGTGAAGAAGCCATGCTGCAAAATGCGTCCGCTACCGGTGGCCTGCGTGGAGGAAACATACAGGGCGCACTGGCTCAGTTCCGACCGGCGCTGCTGTCCAGCCTTATCAATCAGCAATACGGGCGTCTTGGCGGTCTTACCGGCCTGGGTCAAGCCTCAGCAGCCGGGCAAGCAGCATCAGGGATGGCACTAGGCCAAAACGTGTCCGGCCTGCTTGGTCAGCAAGGTGCAGCCACGGCAGGCGCTCAACTGGCAGAGGGCGGCGTGGTGGGCAGAACATTCGGCACACTTGCTTCGCTTGGTGCGGCAGCTTATGGCGCTGGCGCATTTGGTGGCGCACCTGCTGGAGTAGTTCCAGGTGAATTTTCACTATCCGGCGGCGCTGGCCAGAATGTAGGCGGCGGCGGCTCTGGCTTTAGATACACTAAATTTTGAGGCAGTAAAAACATGGTTCAACCAATTAACTACATGTCTCAAATCCCGCAGGTGGATTTAGCCCAAAGCCTTACATCTGGCTTGCAGCTTGGCGCGACTTTTCGCCAGATGCAAAACCAGCAAATTGCCCAGCAGCAAGCGCAGCAGGCAAAGCAGCAATTTGCCACTGACCTACAAGCAGCGCAGGCCGATGGATCGCAAAAAGCATGGACTGGCATGATCGCCAAGTATCCGCAATTTCGAGAAGCATTCGGAGATGTGAGGAAAGGCGTTGGCGAGGAACGTCTAAAAAACGAGTTTACGCAAGGCTTTGAAATCTCCACGGCCCTTGAAAACAATGCCCCCGATGTAGCAAAAGAGCGCGTGCAAACCATCATTCAAGCAAAAAGGAACGCAGGCGAACCGACCAAGATTTATGAGGACATTTTTACCGCACTTGACAGCGGAAACATTAAAGGCGCACAGGCTGGCGTTAACTTTGCATTAACGGCGCTTGATCCTGACCGGTTTGAGAAAACGGTTAAGGCTGTATCTTCGGCAGCGCAAGCACCTGCAGAATTGCGCCAAAAACTTGCTGTTGCAGACAAAGCAGAATACGACGCAAAAACAGCATTGGCCACAGCCACAAACGCGCCAGAAACAGCAGCCGCAGAAGCAGCTCTGAAGAAGGCACAGGCAAAAAGTGCCGAAATTAAAGCGCAATATGCAGAGAAAGTTGAAATCGCAGGTCTGAACAAGACCAATTGGGATATAAACAATCTACGTAGCCAAATTACTGATCGTTCTGCACGTTTGAATCTTGATGCTCAAAAGACGGTAGCCGATGTTGCTGCAAAAATGTCCGACATCCAGAAAAATCTGAACGACATTCCAGCAGACACGCGCAAACTAATAAACGAATCAGCAGTATTGTCAGCGACTTCCAAGCAATCTGCGGAACAGTTTAATAACTTGGCCAAGCGCCTAGAAGAATCTGGCGGCGGTTATGGTGCATTCTCCAGTGCCTCAGACTTCTTGAAAAAAGGAGCAGGATTTCAGGGCGGCATGACGCAACTGCGTCAAGAATACATACGCCTTCGGAATACAGCAGCCATTAAGTCCTTGCCACCAGGCCCAGCCACAGACAAAGACATCAGTCTGGCTCTTAAAGGATTTCCAGGAGAAAACGCATCGGCAACAGACCTGTCCAGCTTTTTGCGTGGCATGGCAAAACTGCAAGACGTTGACGCATCCATCAACAATGCAAAAACAGACTGGCTCTCCCAAAACAACGGAGTGCTTACGCGAGCCAAAAGCACATTTATTGCTGGTGATTATGCAACCAAGCCAGGAGAGACATTTAACGACTTTTCACAACGCATCATTGGAGATGTGTCGAAAAAGTATCGTCCACAAGAACAGATTACAGAAGAAAAACGCCAGCAACTTGTCTCTCAAATCCCAACAGGTCAAGCACCAACGGCTGCACCAGCAACTGCGCCAGCAACTGCGCCAGTCAATATTCGATCACAGGCTGACGCAATACTCCGTGGAGGCCAGTAAATGGCAACTGCAGACGAATATGCTGCTTGGATTGTTCAGAATTCTGCCAAGCGAGGAACTCCTGAGTTCGACACCGTGGCGCAGGCTTATCAACTTGCAAAGTCTGAGGAAACAACGGCAGTCGTGCAGCAACAGATTGCGCCAGCAGCACAACAGCCCGGCATCGGCCAGCAGCTTGTCGGTGCTGGCGAAGCCGCATTGTCACTTGTAACAGGGGCCACGGGCGGCATGATTGGCGGCGTTGCAGGCGTTGGCGCTGGTTTGGCTCAACAAATATTGTCAGGCAACTATGGAACGAAGGACGCATTACGTGAAATCGAGCAAGCTGCAGCAAAGGGCGCACAGGCATTAACCTACCAGCCTCGAACTCAGGCCGGTCAGGAGCAAGCACAAGCCGTTGGCAAAGTGATTAGAAACGTTGTTCCCCCATTCATACCAATGATCGGAGCACCTGGCGCAATTATGCAGGCCACGAGGCAGGCTGCGCCAATTGTGAAGGCCACGGCCCAGCGCGGTGCAGCAGCCGCACAGCAAGCAGCCACCGCAACAGGCCAGGCCATTGCCAGGCCAGTGCAAGCAGCAACCACAGCAGTGCGCGAGACCTTTGGCATGGAAACGCCAACAGTTACACCGGCAGCGGGTGCAAATGTATCCGTAGGTGCGGCAGCAACCCCAGAGGCCATGAGACGCACCACAACGGCTCAAGGCTTACGCGTTCCAGTTACCCTCACCAAAGGCGCAGCAGAGCGCGAGCCTGGACAGCTTGCATTTGAAAAAGAACAGATGAAGGGAGAATTCGGGGCACCATTGCGGAATCGCGCAGAGGAAAACAATTTGCAGATTCTTCAAAACTTTGACGCAGCAATTGACGCCACTGGAGCCGAGGCAGCATTTGCAGGCCCATCGGCTACGGGCGGCTCGGTGGTCAACGCTTTGAGCAGCGGATACCAAGCAGCCAAGAACAAAACAAACATTGCCTACACCAACGCTAAAAAGTCTCCTGAATCACAAGCTGCCGTAGATATAAATACGGTTGTGACTATTGGTCGTGGAGATCAGGAAATAACCGATTCTCTAATTGGTTACATCAATGGAAAAATTACGGGTGTTCCGTCCTCGGCAGTTCCAGATACGGCCCGAAAACTTCTAACTAAAATGAATCTTGCTGAAATAGATGATTCTGGCAATTTAATTGCAAGACCTGCCACCGTTGGAAAGTTAGAAGAATTCAGAAAAGAACTCAGCGGAACAGCAAAGTTTGATGACGCCGTAGGATTGCGCCAAGAAACCATTTTAAAGAAACTGGTTGATGCACAAACCGAACCAGTCTCAGGGCCGTTGTATCAACAAGCGCGTGCGCTTCGCACCGATCAGGCTCGGAAGTTTGAGAACCGCGCAATTGTCGCAAGGCTAATTAAAAATCGTAAAGGAATGCAAGACCCGCAAGTTGCAGTAGATCAAGTTTTTCAGCGGTCTATCCTTGGCGGGTCGCCAGAAGAAATCACGTTTTTAAAGCGCGTTCTACTCACTAGCGGGAAAGACGGTCAGCAGGCATTTAAGGAACTGCAAGCTGCAACTGTGCAACATATCCGAGACCAGTCTACGAGTGGCGTTGGTTCCGATAGTGCAGGGCGTCCATTAGTCTCGCCAGCAAAATTAAATCAAGTCGTTTCACAGTTTGATAAAAATGGTCGTTTAGATGTGATTTTTGGGAAACAAGAAGCCGCAAGAATGCGTGACTTAAATGAGGTCGTTAAATACGTAACCACTGTTCCGCCAGGCACTTTAATAAACAGTTCAGGAACCGCAGGAACGCTCTTGGCAGCTATGGCAGAAGCTGGTGCCACTGGTGCTGCGACTGGCCTTCCATTACCAGTCTATGCGGGTATTAAGCAGATTGTTAAAATGCGTAAAGAAGGCCGAACAAAAGCCAAAATCAATGAAGCTCTCAACGCATTGCCACCAGTGCAACCTTAAGCGACAATCCACCCAGGATAACCAATAATGTCATCACTCTCGATTAACCCACCGTATCCGGCCTTTGCTGGCGCTGACGGCCAGCCGCTGGATAATGGTTATATCTGGGTCGGCACTGTCAACCTTAACCCAGTCACCAACCCGATTGCTGCTTATTGGGATTCAGCCCTGACCATCTTAGCGGCCCAGCCCATCCGCACGCTTAACGGATACCCGGTTTATCAAGGCACGCCGTCGCGATTTTATGTTGGCAGCGACTACAGTATTCAGGTTCTCGACAGCAAGGGCAGCGTGGTCTATACGTCGCTCAATGGAAATGTGGCATCTGGCTCCGTGTCCAGCAACGCAACCGGCAATGGAACGCAAACTATTTTTCCAATTACGTCAACACCGTTTGCAATCTACATCAATGGCGTTTATCAGAACCAGAACACTTACACGGTGACTGGCGGCAATGTAACATTCAGTCAAGCGCCACCCCTCACTTCGGTGATCGAATTCTTGGTTTAAGGAGAGCAAAATGCTAAAAACAGTTTCGTCCATCACCAATGCCATCGGTGCATTGAACTACAAAGGCACGTGGAATGCCAGCACCAACAGCCCAGCATTGGCATCTGGTGTCGGCACCAAGGGCGACTACTACGTTGTCAGCGTGGCAGGCACTACGGCCCTCGACGGCATCAGCAATTGGGGCGTGGGCGACCTTGCAACCTTCAACGGCTCGGTCTGGCAGCGAGTCGAGGGCGGTGCTGATCTGAACGGCGTAAACCTTTCTGTCTCAGGCACAAGCACCTTGTCAAACTTAACTGCATCTACAGCCTTGGCGCTGAATGCAAGCAAAGAGATTGTCAGCGTCACCAACACAGGCACTGGAAACAACGTGCTGGCAACGGCCCCGACCTTGGTGGGTAACGTTACGCTGTCCACTGGCAACCTTGTTATGGCAGATACAAAAGGCATCGACTTTTCTGCCACACCGGGCACAGGCACAAGCGAGTTGCTGGCCGATTATGAAGAAGGTACTTGGACGCCAGCATTAGTTTCAACTGGCGCAACTTTTACATACCCAAGAGGACAATCCGGAAAATACGTCAAAGTTGGAAGATTGGTAACGGCGTCTTTTTACATTGGTGCTGATGCGGCAGGCACAACGTCAAATAGCTGCACCATTTCTGGTTTGCCGTTTACTACTGATGGGACAGCGACTTCATCTGCTTTTGCATGGATAAGTGCAATAACACCTATTGGTTTTACAACAGATTCAAGCGCAACAACCGTTACCATTTGGAAGCAAAATTCAGGGACAGTAACAGCAACTGCGCTTGAAGTTGCAGGTGGTTATTTGGTTGGAAGCTTCGTGTATATTTCAGCGTAAAAGGAAAATTATGTCTCTAACTAAAGTTTCTTTTTCGATGATAAACGGCGAGATGTTTAACGTTTTAGACTTTGGCGCTGTTGGTGATGGATCAACAAATAATAATGCTTCAATTCAGGCGGCAATTGACGCAGCAGAAGCAAACAATGGTGGTTCAGTTTATTTTCCCGATGGTGTTTATCTATTAACAACTGGAATAACTGTTCTTGCTAATGATGTGTCTTTGATTTTTGACACGGGCGCGTCCATTAATTGGGCTGGGTCGGCAACCGGCACAATCATTACCGTAAGCAACGGAACAAATCAATTTAGAAACAACATTGAAAATTTGCGGATTACGCATACCACAGTAATGACTGGCGGAACTGCATTAAAATTAGATGCAGTAAATACTTTTAACATTGACAATATTCAAATTAACGGCGCGTTTAAAGCAATATCTTTAAATGGCGGTGCTGGCGTTATACAAAATTTTCAGCTAACAAATACTGCTGCTGGCGGTATTGTTGTTGATTTAATTAATGTTGGTGATTTCTACCTTGAAAACGGCACAATACAAGGCCCGATTGGAGCGCAACCGGCCTACGCAATCTTGGTACGGAAAGCGGCAATCTGCAACATTAAAAACATTGACGCATTTCAATCTGGGGAAGGGTTGAGGGTAGACCCAGCAGGGCCAGATGCCGTTGACCACTTAAATGTTAATGAATGTCATTTTGAAGGTGGGACTTACGGAATAGCATTAGTCGGCGCAGGCGCAATTAATTGGGCAAGAATTAACAATTCTGGGGCACCAATCAATACCTTTAGCGGAATTTATGTTGCACCTGCCGTTGCAAATTCCGTACATTTTTATGGCTGTTACGCATACCTGAATGGTTTGCGTGGTATGCACTTAGTATCAGGCAGCTATGAGGACGTCATAATTGAAAGTTGCGTATTTACTGGCAATTCTCAGACAACCTCTGGCTTGTATTCAGGACTTTCCGCAAATGGTAATTTAAATAACTACAGGGTAACAAACTGTCGTAGCGGTCAAATTTCAGGTTTAGGTGGCACAAGTCCTAACTCTCAATATGCTGGCTTTGATATTGGAGCCGGAAGCAATAGCAACATTATTGTTGCGGACAATGATTTTAGATTAAATGTGTCTGCAACCTTTATTGATAGTTCAACATCAGGCACTAGCAGAATTGTAAAAGACAATATTGGGTATGTAACAAGCAACGGCGGCGTATCAAGCGCAATTGCGTCGGGCGGCACAATATCTCACGGTCTTTCTACAACACCAAAATTCGTAACTGTTGTACCCCTTAGCGGGTCTGGCGCAACTGACCTTACCGTTTCTTTTAACGCAACAAATATTACCGTTACCTTTGGCGGCGGCGTAAACACTCAATTTTCATGGTCTGCTTCTGCAGAATAACTTTTAACAACTTGGTTTTGATTGGAAATTAAAATGGCTGTCAAAAAAAGAATTCATCTTATAAGCGGAATTGAAGTTGAAAATTGTTATATTCGCGTCGATACAGTGACAATTTTTCAAAAAGAAAATTGCAGTGTTGTTGTCAATTTTTATTTTGACAAAGCAAAGGCAGCAGTAAAGCAAACATCGTTTGATTGTAAATATGATCTTTCTGGTGCAAACCCAATTGCGCAAGCCTACGAGCACTTAAAAACTTTGCCGGAATTCGCTGGCGCTGTTGACTGTTAAACCGTACCAGTTCGGACAACTGGAAACCTTAATGCTTGGCTAGATAGTCAGGCTGGAAACAAGGAAATATCATGGCTCTTGAAAAAGTTATCTCTGTTGATTTGATTGAAGTTGTCGAAAACGGCTCAATCCAAGTCCGCACCAAGACCGCCATCATGGAAGATGGCAAGCAGATCAGTAGCACATTCCACCGCCACGTTGTTGCCCCTGGTGATGACTACAGCAGCGAGGATGCACGAGTTAAGGCCATCTGCGCTGCCACACACACCGCCAAAGTGATTGCTGAATACAAAGCAGCTACCGATAAAAAAGGAGTCTGAAATGGGAACAAACAGTCAAATTGCATTCACCCCGCTTGGCAAGACCATCGTAGTGGCAGCAGCCGCTTCTGCGCCGACTGGCGTTCAAGCACCTGTTTATGACAAGTTTGAGCAGCAAAGCACAGGCCAGTATCGCCTGATCAACGCAGGCACGACAACCGTGTTCTTGGGCTTTGGCGCAAACGCAACAGATGCCACGACCAACGCTGTCGCTCCTGTCGCCGGAACGCCATCAGCAGCCATTGTGCTGGTTCCTGGTGCGGTTGAAATCCTGCGCTTCAATCAGAATACTTTTTTTAGCGGCCTGTCCAGCGCAGCAGCTACTGTTTACATCGTGCCGGGCCAGGGTATTTAATTGACCCCGACCACCTACATCATCATGCTGGTGTCGCTGCAAGTGGCAGACCTGCTGACCACCTGGTATGCGCTTCGCAATGGTGGAGGCCGTGAGGCCAACCCGGTGCTGATTAAACTGGCTGAGTTCACCAGGCTATTCACCAATGCGAAGTGGGCTTGGCTTGTCATTGCCAAAATTGTGGGCGCTGTTCTCTGTGTATTTGTTGCATACGGAAGTGAGATTTTGTCAATAATTTTGTCAATTTTCTACGCCGGTATTATCATCAATAATCTTGTGGTTATTAAACGTCTTTAAAAAGTAATGGAAAACCAGCAAGTAATAAATACGTTTCTCGGCATCGGCATGACTGTCGTGGGCTGGTTTGCCAGAGAACTGTGGGCTGCGGTCAAGGAACTGAAAGCCGATCTTGCAAAGCTGCGAGAGGACTTGCCGAAAGAATACTTGGCAAAAGATGACTACAAAGAGGACATCCGAGAGATCAAGTCAATGCTGGCGAAGATATTCGAGAAACTTGAGAACAAGGCTGACAAATGAAACAGCTTTTTATGTTGGCTGCTTAATATGGCAGTTAGAAAACCAAAAGTAGCGGTAAAAGCGGTTCAGCAGGAAAGCCCTGTTGACAAGGTTATCGGTTTGATTAAATGGGTGGATAACCCGTTTAAGTTGTTTACGCTTTTGGTTATCTCTACATTTTTCTTTGTCGGTTTCTTTGCTTGGGAAAGCCGAGAAGTTATTAAGTCTGCGATTACCGCTAATGACAAGCTGGCGTCCATAAAGTCTGATTCCGAATTGATGGATATATCCAGTGCGCTAATCAAAGAATCTGGCGGCGAAGTTGTTGTGGTTCACCAAGCCAATCTGATGATTAACAAACGCACGACAGTAATGGCCGTAGACAAGAACGGCAGGAATAAGCCGGTCGAAGGAACTGTCACCAGCATCTTTAACGAAAGCCCCGGCAGGAACAAGGCCGTTGTTGCAATGTTAAGCGGCGAAGTTTTGTGCGAGGACTTCAAGCCCTCCTCAAAAGTGGGCGAGTGGTTTGTGAAGAACGAAGTGACGTTTATATGCCGAGGCTCTATACCGCCCGAAATCGGAAAGCTGGTTGGTTATATTAGTGTTGGTTTCAAGAAAAAGCCTGATGATGTAAATTCAATTAAGGTAATACTTAACCACACCGCAGCAAAAATGGTGAAATAAATGGACTGGCTCAAACAGATTGCCCCGACGATTGCTACGGCGCTTGGTGGCCCCTTGGCTGGCATGGCCGTGTCTGCAATCTCCAAGGCCATTGGCGTTGATGAGGCCAAGGTGGGCGACCTGATCGCCAACAACAAACTGTCAGCCGAGCAGATTGCACAGGTCAAGATTGCCGAGATTGAGCTACAAAAGCAGGCGCAGGAGTTGGGGCTAAACTTTGAAAAGCTGGAGGTCGAGGATAGAAAGTCGGCTAGGGAAATGCAGGCCACGACTCGCTCGATGATGCCGCCAATCCTAGCAGGGTCAGTCACCGTTGGATTCTTCGGCATCATGGGCATGATGTTTTTCAATCAAATCGACAGCAGCAACCCGGCAATCCTGATGATGTTGGGCAGTCTAGGCACCGCCTGGACGGGGATTATTTCGTATTATTTTGGCTCGTCGGCTGGCTCACAGGCCAAAACAGACCTTCTCTCCAAGGCGGCAAAATGAAGCTCACCGAACATTTCACCCTTGAAGAACTGACAGCCTCAGAAACCGCCGAGCGCAATGGATGGGATAACACCCCAAACGATCAGGAACTAGCCAACCTGGGGCGTTTAGCGGCCTTTCTGGAGCAGGTAAAAGAGATTCTGGCCGGGAAGCCGATTATGATCTCGTCGGGCTTACGCACCAAAAAGGTTAATGACGCTGTGGGGTCTAAGGACAGCAGCCAGCACCGCATCGGCTGCGCTGCCGACTTTAAGGTGCCGGGCATGACTCCCGACGAGGTGGTGAAGGCGATCGTTGCCAGCGGCATTGGCTACGATCAGGTCATCCGGGAATTCGACCGCTGGACGCACATCAGCATCCCAAATAGCATCAATTTCAGCCCAAGAGGGCAGGCGCTGATTATCGACAAGGCCGGTACTCGGCCTTATTCGTAGTTAGTAGCTCTCCAGCCCACGGTCAAAGGCCCATTTGTTGGGGTCCATTGGCTCCTTATTCAGCGCGGCGAGGGCTTTCTGAGCAACTCGTTTAGCTTCTTGGCACCCTTCGCAGCAGGAATTGTTTGCGATTGATTCCATCGCCTCGACCAGCGCGATGATTTCTTTGGCGTGGTTGCGGAGGAATACGCCAGCAAGTGCTGCGTTTGAGTTTTGCAGGACTTCGGTTAGTTCGTTTAAGAAAGTCATTTCACTCCCCCACCAAATAGCCAACGAGAAACCCGACGATGCCGCCAACCGCCAGCACCGCCGACAGGAAACCCAGAGTAAACAGGCTATCGAATACGTAATCCGTCACGCAGTCGCAGCGCCGACCTTGGTTGCAGTTGCCGTTGCACATCTGATTAGTTTTCATTCTTTCTCCCTTACCAATGGACTTGTTAATTCTTTTTTTGAAAACTCTTTGATCTTTGCCTTTGCATCCTCTGCACCCTTTCCGACAATACAATAATAATTTTCACTTTCAAGGTATTGAATCCAATCTTTCTGCTCGGCACTTAGGCTCCCTCCCTTGGTGCGCTTCATCTCAACCCACAGGTGCCAGGCAGGAACGAACAGGTCAGGAACGCCTGAGAGCACCCCTTCTGCCTTCAGACGGCCAGCGGTGGCCCTGCTGCGGTAGCCGCCGTTGGGGATGGCAAAGATACGAACGTCAGGCCATTTACGGCGGAACCATTGCACCAGCAGGCATTGTTCAAAATGTTCAGAGGGAACTGCCTCAATAATTTTCATAGTCATCTTCTTTTATGTTGTCGCGCAGTTCTTCAAGCTTCCGGCGTGCGCTAATGTTCTTTGCCAGTTGTTGCCAGTTGTTTTTCGGCAGGATGTTTTTGACACGCTTTTTAGTTTGGACTTTCTTTTTCTCCGGCTTGGTCACAATCACTTCCTCAGTCGAAAAGCGCATACAGCATTTGAGGCACTCCCTGCGCCTGCTCACCCCTCGACTGTCCAGCACACGCGTATTTCCCCCGCAGTCGCATTTCATTTCTTCTTGCCCTTTACCAGACTGATCGGCTTGATCTCCTCGACTTCCCGCCGATAAATGCGAATGGTCTCGGCCACATCTGTCTGCACAGCTTTTGTCGGCACAAAGTTGCAGCCTGCATCAAGCACGTATTTGTTACGACTACGCAGGTAAGTGATTGCAGCTTCAAGTTTCTCGTTCATTTTATTTTCCCATTCATCAAAAAGGAACTTCACATTCCCACTTCGGACAAGCATTGACGGTGGCGGCAAACTCCGCTGGCGGCTCCATGAAGAACTCGGTGCACAGTCCATCGGTGCCGTAACTTTCGCAGGTATGGCAGCATTTCGGAGGGCCAGCCTTGACCCATTCTCGGTAATCGGTGACGAACTGCGGCGCTGGCGGTCTTGTTTTCATGTCCAATTCCTCTTAATGACTCGAAAGAACTTCCCATCCTTGCGGTATTCAATCAGCTTGGGCGGTGCTGAATTGCTCATCTGCACCGACATATAATCCAGTGCCTCGTCACCTTGCAAAGTCGATGATTTGGCAAGATCAGCCCCAGACGATGCGGCCATCGTAAACAATTGCTGCATCGCCCTTTGGCCTGCATAGCCGTCATGGAGCACCGGCAGATATTCAGTGATGGGCTTGTCGGACAAATCACCGTAGTAGGTGCAGGACAGCATCAGCTTCCCGCTGGCCTTGCTGGTGTGGATGCGCCAGTTCCAGGTTGTAATCTCAAGGTCTTTTCCTTCAAGCCCCATGATGTCATCGTGGTGCAGCACCAGTGCCTTCTTGATCGGCTCCGGGAACATTGCACCGCAGGCCGGGCAGACTGCCGCCGAGATATGGACAAGCTCCCCACACTCGTCGCAGACCTTGACTGGTGCCTCGCCGTTGCCATCGCTGCCTTTCTTCGGCGGCTGGACGTTGGTGATCGGCCCATGCGCCTCAACCACACCGGCAAAGTCGAGAACTAAACAATGATCGGTGTGGCTCTTAACCCTCATGCCCCGGCCAGCCATCTGGATGTAAAGGCTGGCGCTCATGGTCGGGCGCAGCATCACCACCAAGTCAATATCAGGGTAATCAAATCCGGTCGTTAATACGTTGGCATTGGTCAGCGCACGCAGCCTTCCGGCCCGAAAGTCATCCAGCAGCTTCTTGCGCTCTTTTTTCGGCGTCTCACCAGTCACACACTCAGCAGTCACCCCATGCTGGCGCAGGACTTCGGCAACGTGATGAGCGTGCTTAACGCCAGTGCAAAACACCAGCCATGCCTTGCGCTCACCCGCCAATGTAACCACCTCCTGCACCACGGCCTGATTCTTGTCATCGGTGTCGACCGCAGCCTGTAGCTCGGACTCAATGAACTCCCCGCCGCGCTTATGCACCCCTGTCGTGTCCAGTTTGGCCTTGGTGATCTTGCTCCGCAGCGTGGCAAGGTAGCCCTTAAACACCAATTCCTCAATGCTGACCGGCTCGATCAGATCGTCAAACAGGGCAGGCTTTTCAGTAATGAGTCCATGTCCTAATCTGTAAGGCGTTGCGCTAAGACCTACTATCCTCATGCTTGGATTGATAGCCATAAGCTCACCCAGCAGTTTCCGATACACCCCCTCGTCCTTGTGGTTGACTAGGTGGCACTCGTCAATGATCACCAGATCAACATGACCAAGCTGCTTTGATCTAGACCGCACCGACTGGATGCCGGCGAACGTGATAGGCTCGCCCAGATCACGCCGGCCAATGCCTGCGGAATAAATCCCCATCGGCGCACCCGGCCAGTGCTGGCGCATCTTCTCGGCGTTCTGCTCAATCAGTTCTTTGACATGGGTAATCATCAGCACCCGCGTTTCGGGCCAGTTCTGGATGGCATCCTTGCACAGCGCGGCCACAATGTGACTTTTGCCAGAACCAGTCGGCAGCACCAAGCAGGGATTGCCAGCATTGCCAGCCTCAAACCATGCGTAGAGCTGGTCAATGGTGCGTTGTTGGTATTCCCTTAACATTAAAGCCCACCCCATTGATCTGCCATTGCGTCAGCAATGCCGGGAAAAAACCGCGAACGCTCTCGCCAGCGGTTTGGTCCTGGAGGCATCCGATGCACACGAGCCTCGCGGCCATCGACAATATTGGTCGGAGTTAGTTTCGGCAGGTTCCGCAGCCATAAACAGGTTCGCTTCGTTTCCCCATGCCCGAACTGCCACGGCTGCACTGATTGCGCTGGCGCCAGATAGTTATGGATGAGTGCCTTTGCGTGCTTGTGCATGACCGGATTCTCTACGCAGATGCGCTCAATGGGCGCATTCCAAAACGCAGAAAACAAGTCGGCAGCATCCTTAAGTTCAGGCCACAGATTGCGCTCTGCCAGCCAGCGCACCCCTGAATTGCATAACCTAGTGCAGGGTGGATGCGCCACCATCAGCAAATCCCAGCCGTCATTCAAAATGTCTCTGGCATCGCCTACGATGTGAAAATCAGTGCGGTCATCTGACGGCAGCAGATCGCATGACCAGGCCTCATGCCCACGCGCTGCAAAGGCTCGGCGCACAATGCCGGAAAACTCACAGGCAATTAAAACTCTCACCCCACAATCCTTCCATCAAATTCCTGCCGCAACTCAGCCACGAACGGATCTCCACCAGCGCAGGCAGCAGGGTTGGCGAGTAACTCTTTACTGGTGTAAACATTCGCGTCACCCTCTCCGTTGGCCAGATCGACCCCGTTGATTTCATAAATGGCTGTCCACTCATCCGGCCCGTCCTTGCGCTTCCACGGCACTAGGTCAGGATGCAGAACGTGAGATTCGCAGCCTTCTTTCTGGGTATCATATGGGATTACAGCATCCCATCTGGCGCAATGCCAGGTAGAATCCTGCAATGCTGTGGCATGAGCGCAGGTGCGGCAGTTCACGTGCTTTGTGGTCTTGGACTGATGGCAGAAGTCGTGGGCATCGCAGAATTTGCACTGATACCAGCTCGGATCTGAACTGATCGGTTCAGGCATCCTGTCAGCCATGGCGATGCGCTTGCCGCGCTCGATGGCCTTGGTTGCTACGGTCTTATCGTATTTCACTCGCTCGGTATGGATGCGGTCATCATCCTTGCAGACGGTCAGATACAGGGCGCGGTCTATCTTGGTTCCGGCCATGTAGACCTGCATCTGGACATAGTGCTCTGGCTTTGATTTCTCCACGCCATCCTTGACCAAGGAATCGAATGCTTTCTTTGAGGCAGTCTTGAACTCAGCAATATGCTTTGACCTTGGCGCTTCCGGCACGCCAGAGTCGATGATGGCATCGAGGCTCCCAGACACATGGCTCCCAAAGTCCACCCGATGCTGGCTTGACACCTTTCTCACATCCATCCCGATAGCGCGAAGGTCGTTGATAATATTAACTTCCTCCTCACGGCCACGGCGAAACAGGCGGAGGATGCGGCCCGGGAAGCTCGGCTGCACCGCCCATCGGAAAGACAGCCACAGCCAGCGGTCGCAAACATGGCCCAGCGTGCTGGCGCCAAGATGGGAACGCGGCACTTCGGACTGGCCTTCGTGGTGCTTGTCGATCAGGCTTTCGATGTTGTTTGTGTTCTCAGGTATCGCAGTCATACAAGGTGACTCCATGTTTTGTATTGAAGGATTTTCTCAACAGTCCTGACATGCACGCCAAAATTACTAGCCAATGCGTCGTTACTAAGATTGCTGCGGATGTGCTGGCGTAAACTCTCCCGTTGTCGCGCAGCACTTCTGATGGCGATTACGTCAAGGTCTGATAGCTTTGTTTGCGGCAGCTCTTGACCACGCAACGCAAATTCACGCGAACGGCTCAGATATTCGTTACGGTCTAAAATGGAGTCGTTTCGAGTTCCCATTAAAATAATCCTTTTTGATCTTGCTTTGCATCATCAATATTTTGGCATGCAAGCTCAAAGTATTGAGGCTTTAACTCAGTGCCAACAAAGCGTCTGCCCATCTTTATGGCTGAGTAACCTTCAGAGCCAATTCCGGTAAACGGGCTAAAAATTAAATCCCCTTTATTTGTCCAAAGATGAATGCAACGCTCGATCACATCAAGCTGAAGCGGACACATATGCTTTGTGTCGTTTTCGTCTCTAGCTGGCAGCTTGTTAAGTGTTCTGCTTTGGTTGATGTCATCCCATATAGGACTTGCATACTTTTGCCATAATTCAACCGGAAGATCATCACTATCGTTGTGCTTTACGCGTTCCTCGCAGTCGCCCGGCTTTCTCATCGTTACAACGTAGTCAGGAAGCCCCATTCTGCTCATGGTGCTGTTTTCACGAATAGTTTTATGCAGCAATCCAAGTGCTTTTGTGCGCTGCATAGCAACTACTGGGTCTTTCCATATGCAAACCTCAGAATGGTAAATAAACCCGACATCTTGAAATGCTCTAATCAAATCTCCCCGAAAATCACGCAAGCCAATAAAGCCTTGGCGCATCTTTGTTGTTGGCAAATTCATGCAATGGAATGAAACATTTCGACCAGGCTTAATGACCCTGAACAATTCAGAAATCAAATAGCGCAGTTGAGCTACAAACTCAGCATCATTCTTGCAGTTGCCCATGTCGTGATCGCTGTTTGAGTAAACAAACAAATCAGCAAACGGCGGACTAAACACAGAGTAGTCGATGCTGTTATCTTCCATGCGGCGCGTCCATTTCACGCAGTCTCCAAGGTAAACCGTATACCCGTCACCTTCGTGCGTTGCCTCTTGGTATTCCTCGACTATATTATTAATTCCGGCAAGCTCTTGATTCATGATGTCTTTCATGTGGTCAATCATGTTTGCACTCATTTCGTGGTGTTGGACTTCTTTTCGTTTCAAATTGGCTAGAATTTGGCCTTCATTCTCAGCGGTAAACATATGCACAACGACTTTGCGCTTTTGTCCAAAGCGATAACACCGGCGCACTGCTTGGTAAAACTTCTCAAATGAATCATCAAGGCCAACAAATGCCATGCGAGCGCAGTGTTGCCAATTCATGCCAAAACCGCATATCTTCGGCTTGGAAATAAGAACTCGCAATTTGCCATGCGTGAAGTCAAGCATCCTAGCGGATTTTGTTTCTGGCTTATCACTGCCCTGCACATTGACGGAGCCATCAATCAACGACTCAAGCATTTCAGCTTCGTCGTTTAAGTGGCACCATATCAACCAAGGCTCTGACGGGTTAGCGTTAACCACATCAGCCAATGCGCGGCACCGTTGCTCAATGCTTCCACGCTGCGCTTGGCGGCGCTCTAGCATTGTTTGCGCTGGCTTCGCAAACAGGTCTCCACCTTGATCAGATTGGATAACGTGCTCAATATATTCAGGCTCAGGCAAAATGTAATTAGAACCATCAAATCCAATATCAACCGGATTGCGTAGCACCACAGACCAAGACCCCATCCACTCCCAAAACCTAGACTGGCCCCATCCTTTTAGAATCCAAGACCCAGTATCTCCGGTATCGTTTTTAAAGTAAGTGGCTAACATTTCAGTGCGAGTCATTACTCCTAAAAACTCACACTGATTGCCAAGTTCATCAAAGTCATTTGGGCTTGGCGTTGCTGTGCAACTTAGTCGATACGGCACGCCTTGAGCAGATGCAATAATTTTTGTTCTTGTTTTGCCGTCGTGGGCCTTCAAAATGCTTGACTCATCCAGCACCAATCCATGCAACTCGTCAAACTGAACTGGCTCTATGCGCTCATAATTTGTAATCCAAATGCCAGGACTGTCTGGCGTGCCACCATGAGCCACGCGCTTGACCTCAATGCCAAAAGTCTGGCCCTGCTCAATCGTCTGCTCAGATACTGCCAAAGGCGCAAGGATAAGCACCATGCCCCCGGTATGTGTAGAAACCTCATCAGCCCATGCAAGTTGCATTAGAGTCTTTCCAAGGCCCGTGTCTGCAAAAATAGCAGCGCGGCCACGGCGCACAGCCCATGAAACAATGGCGTGCTGAAAGTCAAAAAGATGCTCGTTAAGATTGCCTGGTTTATGACCCGTCGCAAGCTCTGCTCGACGTTTGTTGCTTACAAATAACTCATAATCCATAATCTAACCTCTACCTTGTAAGTTAATGCCCAGACCAGTTGACGCTGGCCTGGGCTTTTTTTGTCTTACTTCTTAGCCCAAGGCGGTGCGGCCTTGGTGGGTGCTGCCGCAGCAGGTGACTTGGCCGTGGCAGGGATCACCGCGGCGGCAGGTGCCGGACTGCCGGAGGCAGACTTAAAGCCTTTGACTTCGTTACCAGCCCCGTAAGTCTCGTCCTGTTTGATTTCCAGCTTGATCACAAGCTCGCCGCCGATCAGTTGATCAGTGTCAGTGACCTTGGCCAGCCCGATGGCACGCATGATGTCGCCCAACTGCGCCCGTCCGATTTCCTCGGCTTTGGGATTGGGGTTCTTGATGTTCAAGTTCCCAAACACCACCCGGCCCTGGTGAGTCGGGCCAGTGATGTCGTAACGCAGTTTGATGTATTGACCGTTCCCGGCCTTGGTGTCCTTGAGTTCGGACTGCGAGATGGTGGCGGAATACCAGCCAGCAGGCAGCGGCTCAAAGTTGCCTTTTCCTTGCGGCAGTTCGTTGACGTTGAATTCTTCAGTTAAGAAAGCCATGATTTAATCCTTGAAAGTGATTTTAAAAGACGGGCGGCCAGGCTTGGCCGTGATTGCTGCAGCTAACGGACGGGTAATTGCTTCATCTGCGGCCTTCCAGATCGCCATGTTGATTTCCGGTTTCCACCTGAACAGCTTGGCAAGATGCTCAGACAATCCGGCTTCAGCGGCCAGCTCTTGCAGCTTTTCGGAATCAACTTTTCGGTCAATCCGGCCCGAGACTTTGACCACAAAGCCTTCCGGCTCTGCGGTTTCGGTAGACTCAAAGTCTGGCGGAATCGCCAGCAGCTTGACCATCTGATCTTCGATCTTGCGGCGATCAGTCGTGGCCTTTTCCTCTGCGTATTTGCAGACCAGCCACTCGGCACTCAGGGTTTTAAGGTCGCTCATTTTTTGCCACCGATCTTGGCAATAATGGCACCCAGATCAGGTGCTTCCCATGCTTCCAGCTTGCCGGAGCGATCTTTTGCCAGCCACAGCCCATCCGAGTCGCACATCAAAGCCCTTTGGGTAGTGCCCTCGGCATCCTTCTCGACCCGCAGCGCCAGCACTTCATCGAAAAAGTAGGGCAGTCCTTGAGTCAGGCTCTTGCCGGGCATTCCTGGGTTATAAAGAATCCGACCCATTTCGTCGGCGCTTTTCTCCAGCTTGGCGGTCATAAAAACGTGCTTGTTGGGCAGGTCACGAAAGGCGCGGATCAAGTCCTGCATGGTGCTGTTCATCTCACCATATGCCGCCCGGCCATCCTTTTGTTTCTTCAATTCCTCATGCAGCACGACTTCGGCCACTTCGGAAATGCTGTCCAGCACCACAGATTCAAAGCCCGCGGCCTCTTTGCTTTCTTTGCACCAAGTAAAGGCTTCGCGCAAATCCTCCATGCTGCCGATTTCCAAATATGGTAGGTTGGCATCCTGGATGGACAACAAACCACCCTCGGCACTGAGCACAATCACGTTCGGCAGCGTCTTGATGAGCGTGGTCTTACCGGCGCCAGCGGCACCGTATACCAATAACTTCACGCCATTTTCGGCAAGGCTGCCGGTATTTTTCAGCTTGATAGCCATCATTACCCCTCAGTAAAAATTAAGATTGCAAAAGTAATCACTCCGCCAACAACGCAGACCCAGAAGCAGACTTCAGAGATACTCATTCTTCGTTTTCCTCGGCGGCGTATTCGCACGCCAAGTCGTAAACGATGTCGGAGTCGATCAAATGATCTTCAATCATGCACCTAACTTTCTTGCTCTCACGCTCGATGCGGTCGGCGAATGCCTCGGTGTTCGATGAAAAACTGGAAAGATACATTTCCCAAGCAAAGGAAGGATCTCGGTTTTCGAGCAGGAAATCGTAAAGGTCGAATTGAGCTCGACCGTTTGGAGGCCACTGGCCAAAATCCAGCAAGACATCAATCACTGTATCCAGCGCCAGATTTATGTGCCGGTCGCTCGGCTCCGGGCGGTAACCCGGGTAACAGCGAGGGCAGTCTGTGGCACCGCAGAGGCAGGGTTCGGTGCTCATGCTGCCACCTGCTCGGCTGCATTGCGGACAGCAATCGTGAATGAACCGCAGCAGTTTGATGCTCTGATTCCGCTGAGTCCGTTTTCGTTGATCGGGGAAAAATAATCACGCGAACCGCCAACAAGCCACACACCAGCAATGCCGAGATTGTTGCTAAACGGCGTGTCAGAATTAAGTGCTGCGGAAAATCCACCGTCGTTTGTCGATTGAACGCAATCGGTCATTCCGTCAAATTTACTGCCGACGTTAATCAGCAATTGCTCACGATTTTTTTTGACAAAAGATTTAAACGTCGCGAGTGTGATTTTTTTGGAAGTGTCCATCTTTGCTTCTCCTTTTATGCCTCGGTCAGAAAAGTGTCTGGGTGAGGCGATATGGACAATATAATGAAATGATGCTACCATGTCAACATATTATTTCAAGGAAGGCGGAAAACATGAAAACCGAGGAAGCAATTGCCTATTTCGGCAGCTTAAAAAAGCTGGCCGATGCGCTTGATGTGTGGCCCCAGGTGATCTATCAGTGGGGAGAAACGCCCCCAATGGGCAGGCAGTATGAGCTGGAGGTCAAAACCGAGGGATCATTGAGGGCAGATAAGCAGGCGGTGACACATGGCTAACCTGGAAAACGTGCTCGGTGGGCCCTGGGCCCCACCCCCCGAAAAGCTGGTAGCCCCGCCCGGAGTTCAACTAATCGACGCCATGAAAGCAGCCGGTCTAGAGCCACCGGACGAGATCCACTTTGACGGCAAAATCCACCGCTTCCGATCCGGCACCAAAGGCTCCCCCGGACACGGTGACAAGCCCGGCTGGTATTTAGTGTTCGGTGATGGCATCCCGGCAGGGCGGTTCGGCTGCTGGAGGGCCGGCATGGAAATCACTTGGCGAGCTGATGTTGGCCGAAAGCTGACCGAATTTGAGGAAATGGCCCACGCCAGACGAATAAACGAGTCCAAAGTCCTGCGCGAAGCGGCCCAAGAACGCCAGCACAAGGTAGCCAGCGAGACGGTAGAAAAGATATGGCTCAGTGGCATAGCGGCCCATCCCGATCACCCCTACTTGAAACGCAAGGGCATCCAGACCCACGGCGTTCGCACCACTGGCGATGGCAGGCTGATGGTGCCTTTGTAT